ATTGGATGGTAACTACACCATGACTGATGAGCAGTTCGCAACCTGGGGTACTGACAATAACGTGGTTAATGAATATGTAGCAGATGCTATAGGAGTAACAATAATATCATGATAGAATTAGACGAAAAACAACTAGAAGAGATTAAAGCATACTTGGCTGAGCTACCAATGAAGTACGCCCTACCTCTATTGCAGTACCTTGAAAAATTAAAAGAAGAGCAGAATGGCTAGATACGCAAACACAGGTGAGTTCAATGTGCTATATCCTACCCGTAGGAAAATGGCTAACATCTTAAAAAGGATTTTAAGAAATGACATCGTAGATGGCGAAGGTACACTTGTAGAAAGTATCCGTATCAATGCCAAGGTAACAGGCTTCCAAAAGTTGGAGATCCAAATAGTAGCCATGTACTATTTTATCTTTCTAAATAATGGAGCATTTTTATGGAACGGTGGAGTAATTACTCCTAGAGATTATGTTGCACAATTTACTGAGGAGCTAAACGCTGCAGGTATCACTGCAGAAATCTACAGCCAGTACACTGAATGGTTAACTAAAAAATATCCATTGGTGCAAGCTGTTGAGGTCCTTGAAAATCAGCAAAAAATTGTGTATACATTTGAAGCAGTTGACCCTCCTGCAGGATTTACTCCTGGCTTCCCATTAGATGTCTAACTCTTTTTTCATACCCAGAACATTAAACACATAAACGAGTGGTAGGGCACCTATCTTATCACTCTTAGTTATGTCACCTTTGGATAGGCTATAGATCATTAGCTCCCAAGACCACTTGGCACTTTGCTGTTCTTTCTCTATTTCTTTGATTTCTTCAGGGTCAAGTTCTGCCTTTTCTTCATTGGTCAATGGCTCATCTGCTTCACCCATAAATAGGTTCTCATACTTTTTAAGGAAGTCATCCCTAAACTTTAAGAACTCATGTATCAATCCATACACATCTGTGATGGGTAGGTCAAGGAACTTATCAGCTCTAATGGTGCAGTCAAAGTCATAGGGCTCCATGACCTCATCACCCCATTCATTCAGCTTAGTGTTCCGGTATAAGATAGCACATACATTAGCTAGGTTCTCTATATAGTTCTGACCAAAATAAAAGTCTAGGTCAATGTACTCATATAGGCATAGCTTGTTGAATGGCTTGAGCTTCAATCCAAGTAGCTCATGTTTATATCTTTTAGATGGTTCAGATTTGCACCACTTATTCTCTTTGATTAACTGACGCATCTCATCAACATCGAGCTCTTCAATATCCTCAATGGGTAAGTCTGACAAGATAGAAAGTGCCTCACTATTATAGTGATACGAACCATGTGAGGCATCTATCTTATTAAACTCAATGAACTGCTCAACAGTTACATCACTCCACTGCTTCGGTAGGTGTATCATTTCGTAATTGTTGTCCTATCTTTTGAGCTATGAACATGATATAAGGGATGGCAATGTTAGCATCTAGCTTGCGTAACAGCTTAGCCTTTTGTTTGATGTGAGCATCAGCATAGTGTTCAGTAGGTGTAAGGTCCTCACGTTTGAACATGACAGCTAACATCTCAGATATATATCCTTTATTTTTATGTAGTGCTACCTTCTCAATAATCTTGGTATCACGCACAGTTAATTTCATTTGTGCTCGGTAGATATAACCTTCAAGCTCAAGCTCCTCCACTACAGGAAAATCTTTTTGTTCCATGGTGTTGAAGCTCTTGACAATCTCTACAAATTCAGCAACATCCGTATCCCAAAATTCATTCTCAGGTATCCCCAGGTAAGCGAATACTTTAAGGTGTTTGTCAATGGGGTCAAGGCTAGTATCATTGTTGATATCAGTAATAGTTTCAAACTGCTCAATGGTCAGCTCATCAATTTGGTTGGGAATCTCCCTGTTTAAGATAGTTATCATGTTTTAAAATTTGAACAAATATAGGAAATTTATAATATAGGTAATGGCAAAAGATAAACTACCAGTTTACAAAATTACTATTGACCCTGAGTACTCCGAGAATGGACAAGACTTAGGTATTGAGCAGATAGCTTTTACATCCACTCCAGCCATCAAAGTCATGGGTATGGCATTCAGTGCTCAGACAAAGCCGATGAGATTCAATGATGAGATAAAGTACCGTATCACTGCACCTGCTTTGATACCTATGGAGATCTATCGCTTTGATGAGGATACAGATGAGGAGTACTATGTTAAATTCACTGCTGAAGAGATAGAGAAAATTCATGCTAAGTTCATGAAAGACATGTTGAATAAGGACCTATTCAACTTGGAACATGATACTGAAAAGACTGTACCTGCCTATGTACTTGAGGCATGGATAGTAGACACTCCAAAAGAGGACAAAGCTTACTCATCATTTGGTATTGAAGTACCGGAGGGTACACTTATGGTTACTGCCCAGGTAACTGATAAAGAGTACTATGCTGAACTTGTAGCTCAAGAGCAAATAGGCTTCAGTATAGAAGGGTACTTAGGCATGAAACTAAAAGAGCAAAACAAATCCCAAATAAATACACAAATGAATGAGTTAATGTTGCCGGATGGCGAACACATCATCAACGAAAAAATCTACATCGTAAAAGATGGTAAAGTAGTTGAAGTAAAAGATGTTGAAAAAGTAGAGGCTTCTGAGGAAGTAGCTCTAGAGGAAACTGTTATCGAAGAGGAAGTAACAGAAATCCCTGCAGAAGAGGAAACAATGGCGGTAGATCCTGTGCTTGACGCAGAAGCTATCCTTGCTATTGTTAAGCCTGCAATGGATGAGCAAATCAATGCCCTTGTAGCTATGATTGCTGACCTTAAGAACCAACTTGAGGAAGTGATGAGCTCAGAGGTAGAAGAGGAAGTGATTGAAGAGGCTGTGGCTATGAGTGCACAGCATAGATTTTCTAGTGTAAACAAATTCATAAATAACAAATAAAATGCGTAAATTAAAATTCGACTTACAAGTTGACCCAACTGCTTTATTAGCAGCGAACCCAGAGGCATTCTATTCTCAAGCTTACTTGTCTGAGGATACTGCTGACAACTACCGTTCTTTACCAGGTGTAAAGTACAAAACTAAATTAGCAACTGTTACTTTCGGTAACATCTTGCAAGCATCTAGCTGTTCTTTCTCAGCTCCTAATGATGATTTGAACGCTAAAGAAATTGACGTATGTGCTCTTTCTGCAATGGCTCAAATTTGTCAGTTTGACTTAGAGCAATCTTTCTTATCTCTTCAAATGTCAAAAGGATCTAACGGAGATTTCTCTGTTGCATCTTTCATGTCATTCTACTGGGGTGAGATGGCTAACAAAATTAACGGAGATATCGAGTTAATCCGTTGGCAAGGTGATACAACTGCTATTGCTAACCCTACATTAGCTTTATGTGATGGTTATGAGAAAAAATTAACTGCAGGTTTAACTGACCCAACTGATACAGTTATCAACGGTGGTACAGGTGCAATTGCTAACTTCACTACATTGGAGACTAAATTAGCTGCAGCATTTGCTTTACTTCCTGCATCTATTGCTACACGTACAGCTGACCTACGTTTGTACATGCCTACTCAATTGGTTAACATCTACCGATTAGGAGTTGCTGCAGGTAACACTAACGCATACATCACTCAAGATTTGTCTTTGACTTTCTTAGGAGTTAAGATTGTAGTTTGTCCAGGTATGTCTAACAACACTTTTGTTTGGACATTGAAAGATAACCTTATCTACGCATTCGATGCTGAAGGTGATTCTTCTGATTTACGTGCAGTTAACTTAGCTGATACTGTAGCTGAGCCTTACATCCGTACACGTGCTAACATGAAAGTTGGTTTCGAATATGTGAATGGTTCTGATATCGTTTTCTATTCTTAATAATAATCACGAGCCCTCTACCAAGGGGGCTCTTTAATACTTTAATATCATGGCTTGTCAAGCATTAGAAGCAATCGTAAAATCATGCGACAACAACAGTGGTGGTATCTATGGTATCTGGATTAACCAACAAGATGAGATCGCATCTATCACACCAACCGACCCATCAGCGGGTTCAGGATGGGAGATAACAGGTATCACTCTTGCAGGTACTCCTCCAGTACTATTTGAAAACTACTACGTTCGTCGTAACACATCTAACTTTACTGAGGACAGTACTATTGACCTAGTTAATGGTAGCTCATTTGTCACTCAAACAATTAACTTAATGTTCCACCGAAGAGATAAAGATAAGTCTCGTGCTATCAAAATCTTAGGAGCAGGACAGCAATACTTAACAGCTATCGTATTAGATGCTAATGGTAAGTATTGGTACTTCCCTTACTTGCAGGTTTCTGCTACAGGTGAAGGTTCAGGAACAGCTCGAGCAGACGGTTCTAAATACTCAGTAACTTTGGTAGCTGAGAATGAGTACCTAGCTTATGAGGTAGACATGCTACCTGCTGCATTAGCTGCAATCGGAGTACTATAAGTTCTTTATTTCTCTACATAGCGAAAGGGCCTACCGTAATGGTGGGCCTTTTTTGTGAACATTTGTAAAGTCTAATTTAATATAGGTGTGATATACTTAGATCAAGGTGTTATTAATCAATTCGTGTTAACTCTTAGTGAGGTAACTACGGTTAGTACACCACACTATTTGTTTGTGTTCACCAATGAAATGAATACTACTAGCACACCACAGCTATTTACATCTGCTGATACAAGTGCATACCCTGAAAGATACAATCTGTTTACTCTTGATGAGCCTACAGATATATCACTACTTAAAGGGCAGTACACGTATGAGGTATATGAGAGCTCAACACCATTAGTTCTACCTCTTTCAATAGCACAGACTACAGGCGTAGTAATTGAGGAAGGTAGAATGGTAGTAAGTGGTCCAGTAGGTAACTCAATATACGATTAATATGGCATGGTACGATAGATTTATTAACAGCAAACCCAAAGGGCCCGAAGTAGTAGAGGGCTATCAATCTTTTAGCACTCCATTCTTACCGGTAGGTAGAGGCAACTTAACTTTGCCTTATGTGAATGGTAGATACGTACAAGAGTCATGGGTTCGTTTCGGTGAGGGTAACCTATATCCGGAACTGCTTAACCAAATGTACTACAGCTCACCACTACATGGTGCCATTGTGGACTTCAAGACAAATGCTGTTATTGGTGGAGGGTTTAATATCATAACTGACAAGCTAACTCCCCAGGAGAAACTTGACATGTACTCTTTTGAAAAGAAAGTCAACCTTAAACACACCGTTAAGGCTGTGACTAGACAGTTAATTCTACACAATCGAGTATATTTTAAGCTATATTTTGGTGAAAAAAGAAAGCTTATCAAGGTAGAGAACATATCACCGGAGAAAGTACGTATATCACCATGCAGAAAATACTACTATTTATCTGATGACTGGAGCACTCGCATAGATACTGAGAAAATTAAGCCTTATCACATTGCATGTAGTGACGAAATACAGCTATATTGCTATGAGGTCAAGTCAGTAGGTCAAGATTATTACCCATTACCTACTTATACAAGTGCATTAAACTTTGCTTTTTTAAGTGGTGAGCTATCTTACTTCGCAAAAAGTAACATTCAAAATAGTGTGTTCCCATCATTTGCTATGATGTTCCCGAAAAGACCACAGTCTGAGGAAGAAAAACACATGATCAAGGAAACTATTGACCGTCTTAAGGGTGCAGCTAATGCCGGTAAGGCTGTTGCGTTCTTTGCCAATAGTGCGGACCAACTACCTAAGATTGAAAGCTTACCAACTAATGACAATGATAAGCTATTCCATGAGGCATCTGCATTGAATACTGAGCAAATATGTTTTGCTCATACCATTGACCCTATCTTGTTAGGGGTGCGTACATCCGGTAGCCTGGGTAATGGCAGTGACATCAAGCAAGCTTATGTGATATTTGAAAAGAATGTAGTAATGGAACTACGTATGCAAATCACTACTATTTTCCAAGAGCTCTTGACTATTGCTAAAATCCCTGCAGATTTCACAATCAATAACTTCCAAATAATTGGTGATGCTATTGTTGAGGTGGATGAGGAAACAGCAAAAGTTAAGGATGCATTGAATAATTTAAGTGATGCACTACTTGGTAAAGTACTTGAAAAAATGACTACCAATGAGATTAGAGCTCTAGCATCCTTACCTCCTATTGATGAACCTACTAACCCAGCTCAGTAATGTTATATTTTATCACTGAAACATACCTTAAGACTAACACACCTATCACAGCCAATGTGGATGTAACAGATGTGACACCATACATAGCTACACAATCAGCTTTAAGGATACAGCCTATCCTGGGTACTACGTTCTACAATCACATGTTG